CGAATTCCCGGTGTTCCTGGCCGTACTCATGCACGGCGGATTTGCTGACCTGCAGTTCTATGCCGTCGGCCTCAAGCCTTTCGTTCAGGTCGGAGGCTATTTTTTCATAGCCGCTCCAGCCGCTTTCCTTAAGCGCTTGGTTCAGCCATTCACGTGCGCCAACAGGCATCGTATCGATCTTTCTACGGGGAGGCATGGCTCAAGCCTTCGGGCTGGGGCGTTGGATCTCGGGATGGGTAGAGCGCCCTTGGGCGATTTCCGCGCCAGACAGAGTTGCAGTCGCCACAACAAAATCGCCCGACCTCTTGGTCTCAATAAAGCCGTTTTCGTCGAGCCAGTTCAGTTCGGTCAAAACTTGGCTACGGGTGGAAGTCACACCGACGTGGTCCAGAACGTCAGCAAGGATTGAGGCATTGGAGGTGTAGTCCGTGCAGGCTTCAAGGTGGCGAAGAATGGCCAACCGGCGGTGCATGTTGACTGTTTGTTTGTAGCTCATGATTGGTTCCGTAAATGGTCCTCGTGGCGTCCCACGATGTTTTCAAGGCGGTCTTGACTATCGGCGATTGCTCGGGTGTTTGCGCGCATGGCCTTGAGGTCCCCGCCCATCTCGGCAAGCATCAGCTCCAACCTGTGGAAGCTGTCCTTGTCCGGCACGGTTGCAAGTTCTTGCTCGGCGGCTTGAACACGCAATTCGAGGTCAGCCATCCGTTTTGAACCTGCCTTGAACCGCTGGTCTACGTCCGAGCGGCGGGTCACAAACCAAGTGTAAACCGCAACGCACAGAGCGACGGCGTAAGACCCGGCTGTAAGTGCGTTCCCCATGGTGAGTGTGGGATCAATCTCCATTAGAGGTCGTCGCCCTCAGGCGCGGTTTGGCTTGGGGCCGGGACTTCCGATTGAGCATCGAAATTTTGACCTGACGAACGAATGCAAGTCGGGCCGCCAGGGCTGGTCTGCATTAGCGTCCAGGTTCCGGTATTCGGTGCCGCGAATAAATGAAGAGCCCAGCCGTTCCGGTCGGTCATCTCAGCCGCAACGGCTTCCCCGTAGTTTTCCCATAGTGTGGCTACAACCTGATCCCAGGGGGCGCAGGGCGAGGATTGGGCATAAACGGGCTGGCAGCCGAAGGAGGCGGCTAAAAGACATAAGGCTAAGAATGCGCGGATCATACGGCACCCCCTTGCCGCCACTCAGCCACAGCCGGGTTGTCGCTTTGCTCTGTGGTGGACTGGGCAAGGCTCGCGTCGGTGCCCGTATCAGCAGCACCGGGGCTGTCATGGCGCAGACTGCGAAGAGCTTCGATATTCTCCACGACCTGGGGAACGCGGCTCATGGTTTCTGCCAGATCGCGCTGGAAGTCCTGGGCCTTCACCTGTTGCCGTGCACCAAAATAGAAGGACACAACAGCCCCCAGGAGCCACCACAACGGCTCGGGCACCAGGGCGAGCCCCTGCATCCGCTCTGCGAACCAAATCGGGTTGGTCATGGCGGAGGTGAACAAGGCTAGAATACCGATCACCATGGCGGGGCGGGGCAGGCGGTTTAGACCGTCCATAAAGCGATCAAACCAGCCGCGCTGTCGCTGGCCGAACTCAGCCGAAAACTGCCCCATGGCCCCGGTTTGGATTGCAGCGCCGCGCGCGGCCCCGGCCTCGGCGTTCTCCCGGAAGACTTCGACGGTTTCGGCAACCACGTTGCGGCCCCCGCCAAAGAGCATTCCCCAAAATTGACTAATCAGTCCCATTGTGCGGTCCTCTTCTGAAACTCGGATTGGCTCATATGAAAGCGCGGCGAAATGAACTCTTCAGCCCGCTTGATCCAGCCGCCTTTTCCACCGGCACGGGTGCGGGCATATTTGCGGGATGCGCGACGCCGATCCGCCAGCCGGAAGTAGTAATTGCGGCGCGCGATCCCGTAGGCATCGACAAAATAGTCCCCGGCCTTTTTGAACGCGCGGCGCACCGCCTGCGCGGTCTTCGGGCCAAGCGCTCCATCAACTGCCACAGGCTCTTGAAAATCAGCCAATAGCTTTTGCAGGATCTTCACCGCATTGCCTCCGGCGTTGACGTACATATCAAAGACCGAGGCCTGCAGAGGTTCTGGCAGCAGGTTGATACGGGGCTTTGCAAAATAGTGCCGGATGAAGATTTCGACGGCGTCTTCGCGGGTCAGCTTGCGGACGTCCTGGGCATCGATGTCGCCGTCGCGATCCAGGTCCAACCCGAGGCGGCGCATGGTGTGGATTGTCACGCCGTAGTTGGTGGCCCCGCCCGGATCGTCCGGGTCATTCACATAGCCGCCTTCACGGGCGACAATCTCTTCTGCAATTTGCTGAACTGACTTCATCGCGTGGCCCTTCTGAAAACCCGTTTCGGTGGGGTTCAGATTGCCGGGGTTTGCACAAAAAAAATGCCCGCAAGCATTTGCGGGCGTTTGGTCAAAAGAGGGGCATCTGGTCGGGGTCGTCTGGCGGCTTTGGCATTTCGCGCAGATAGTTTCTGACCATAACGTCGGTGACGCCAAGTCTGGTGGCAATCTGAGAAATTTTCAAGCCCTGCGAACGGTAGACCTGGGCGCGCCACTTTTTGGCCAGTGGAACGCGGCGCTGAAGGCGCGCAGAAATCTCCGACAGCATCCGCGCTTTGGGATAGCCGACACAGGCCGCAACACGGGAACGGTAGGAGGGGTGGCTTGCGATATAGATCTCATTGCCGCCAAAGGTCTCTAAGAACTTCAAGGTGTCTTCCAGGCCGAGCGCCTCAAAGTAGGGCGCGACCTGGGCGGTGGGTTTGGGGTGGGGCAGAGAGGGTGAAGCAGGATCAGGCTTTGCCATTTCGCTTGCCCTTTCCAGACTTCTTCCGGTTCCTACGAACAGGCAACACCGTGACCACGGTGCGATTGCGGATCCGGTAAAGATATCCCCCGTGGAAGACACCGCGCGCGTCGGGGAATTCGTCTCCCAGGGCTACCGCCTTACCGATCTTGCGACGAACGGCGTTGATGTTGATGCCCTGGACCCGCTCTAGGTAGCGCAGGATGGCATGGTCTGAGATTTCGCAACGCGGGTTGTTCATTGCTGATGGTCCCCCCACTCGAAGTCGATATCCACGCGCTGGCCCCAGCTCTTGAGAGCTTGAATGACCTGGTCGATCTCGGCGTGGTCGCGCATCATATCCACGTCAGCGGGCACGTTGTTCCAAGCGTTCTCAAATCTGGCGCGGATGAACTTGTTCAACCCTTTGCGGCTGGGGTCGCGTAGCTGACCTGCATCGCCAAGTTTCGTCCAAAGAACGTGGACCAGGCGCAGATCGGCGCGGGATGCCTTGGCGCGCTTTTTCTTGCCAGATCTGGCCTTGAAACCGCTGTCTTGAAGGCGCTTTAAAACCACCTTTAAGTCGGCTTCACTCATGTCCTTCATGGACGCTTTGCCGGTCGCCGCAAGCTGGAGATCCCGGCGGGCGTCACTGTCTAGGCCAAGCTCGCGGCACCCGACGTGGATCTTTTGTTGCAGGGCGCGGCTCATCACGAGACCTCCTGCAGGAAAGGTGTTACCGGGTGGCAGATCTGGACGTTGGCTCGCATACGCCGGTCGGCCACTTCCATTTCTTCCCGCGCAACCTGGTCAAAGCGGCCGTCTGGAAGTTTGGCCAGGTCAGCTTCCTGGCGTAGGACCGCGAGCCGGTTGCCCAGCACCAGATTGGCGCGGTGCAACCTGGTCGCGTAGAGGCTCATTCCCTCTTTGAGGCTGGCGCGGATTTCATCTTCGGTCAGTGCCATGATCGCAGCCTCCTACGCCTTTGAAAGATCAATGGTGATCGCTTCCCATGCGGCGGTCTGAGAGGCCCGCTCGTAGAACCGGACATAGGTTTTGGAACCGACCACCCGCATGGCGTCGCGGATAGCCTGCATGGCTCGCTTCCAGCGCTCGTCGGCGATGTCCAGGTTCAGGAGCATGAAGATTTCAGAGCGGTTGATTTGCCCCTCTTTATCGGTGTTGAACGCCTTGGTCACGATGGCGCGCAGCTCAGGGCCAGAGTCTGCGGCCCACTCATTCAGGCACTCGTCCACCAGCCCTTTGGCGATCTGCAATTCAGGGCCAAAATCAAAGGACTCGGCGATCTGCACCTGGACCTTGTACAACCCGTCATAGCTGAACAGGGTCTTGTTGCCTTTCTTGCCACCGACAGTGGCGTCGTATTCTTGGGCCAGCAGCGCTTCGAATGCGCTGATATCGTTGAATGTATGGGCCTTGAACCGGGCAATCTGTTCGCTAAGGGCCTTGCCATAGCCGATCATCTTGCGGACCGTCTCGTCCTGGAGCGCGTCCTGGGCTTTCACCAGCTCAGCGGGCACCAATGAGCCTTTGGCATTGGTGCGGTATTTTTTGCCTTTAATCTCGACGACCCCATCGGGGATCTTTGCGGGCCTTGAGGTTGTTTCGGGAGTCGGATTCTGGGCGTGTGTCATGAGTGGCTTCTTTCGATTTGGGGGGTAAAGGGGGGGGTGCGGTGTGGTTCCGGGATACTAGAAAAAGGTGTTGAGAGCAGCGCCGACCAGGTAGGCGGCGCCACAACACGCGAGAACAGGGCCGGTGTTTTTGCGCTCATACGCGCAGGCTCGCGCTTCGGTTGCGGTAAGAAATGCTCCCACGATGAGGAGAACTATCCCTAGAATGAACGTTGCCATGTCTCTATCTCCTCCGGTTTGATTTGTTCAGGCGTCCAGCCGACAGCGAGCGCAGTGGTCCGCATTATTATCCGTGGGGGTGAAATGATGGCCGCACAGGTTACAGGCGACTTGCCCCTTTAATGCGGAAATCGCGTCGGCGACCTTTTCGACGGGGGATGCAGTTTCTGGTTGGGCCTTTTTATGTGCCGCCCATTTGCTGCGC